AACTTGGCCATCTTTAACCTGGATATAAAGATTTGGTAATCCATATTTTTCTCCAAGTCTTACAATATCATCAGTTACTTCAAAAACGTTGTTTAGTGTACTTTCAACTGCAGTACCAACCATTCTATAACCTTCTTGAAAGAATTTTTTAAATTTACTATCTTCTGCTTCTTGAGATGCAATAAATTCATCATCAAGAATATCTTTGTTTGAATTAATAATTGCTGCAGCAGCTTCTTGGTTTTCATTATCAAAAGCTGATTTAGCATTTTGATATGCGTTCATCTTATCTTCGTTTATACGAACATTAGTAGGATGTAATTTTTCATTTTCATAAGATCGTAAAGCCATTAATCTTTCAAGATCTCCCATACCCTCTGTGCTTTCAATCTCAATAATTTTATCTTTTCTATTCATTAATTGCTTCCTGTTAATTCAAATAAAGATTTATATTCTGCTTCTCGTTTATCATTAATAATATTAAATGGATCTGTTGCCAAATAATTATAAATATCTCTTGGTGTTAATTCTAATACGTTTCCTTTATCATCTTTGAAATAAACTTTTGTTCTATCCATTTTCATAGCTTTATTTTCTATGTCAGCAATTCCTCCTGGGATACTATCTTCAATATCTTTCATCAAAACTTTTAATCTTTCTATTTCTGCAGTATCTTCTTTAATCTTTTTACTATTTTTTTCTGTTGTTAATTTTAGCTCTAAGTTTTGTTTTTGTTTTTTCAATGTATTATATTGTTGTAATTTTGGATTTCCTGTAGCTTGATCTTGACCACTAACAGCTTTTTTAAAATCAGTTTCTGTTATAATTATTTTTCCTTCTTGATCTAATCTTTGAATAACACTTGCCACATCCAAAGGATTTATTCTATCTCCAGATCTTCCTAATCCAATACCTTTTGTGTCAATCAAATCTTCAAAAGTTTTTCTATAAATTGATGTAAGTTTGTCTTGTTTTTCTTGGTTGTTATTAGATCCCATATTAAATAAAGCTCCTGCAGTAGAGGTAGCTTCTAAACCATTAATAATATTTTGACCTTTTTTGTATAAATTATGATCTGTCCAGTGTTTATCTCCTATTTCATAAGAGTTATTCATATTAAGAATTTCAGTTTTAGATTTACCAGTTAATCTATTATCTTTTAATAATTCGTTTTTATTTAGCATACCAAGCCTAGCATCTTCTTCGTATATCGTTTTTACACCTGGAGTATCATCATCTGCATTATATCTATTAAAATATGCAGATCTTAAATCCTTAGCAAAGTTTTGTCCTTTTTCAGAAACGAAAGTTTTTTCATATAAATCAATTTCTCTTTCAATTTCTTTTTCTAAACCAGAAGTATCTGTGCCTGGATCAACATCTTGCAAGTTTATTATTTTAAGTAAGATTTTACTTTGAGCTGATCCTGCTTGATACTCAATAAGTTTTTTGTCATTTTCAAAAATTTTATTAACTCTATCTGTTTCATTATTAAAGATTGTAAATAAATCATTTGCTAAAGTTTCTCTATCTTCTGTATTTAAAATATCTGCTATGTTAGCATCTTGAACACCAATAATAGTTCCTTCTTCAGATTTAACTGGAGCAAAGAAATCTTTAGTTTTAAAAGTTCCATTTCTTACGTTATCAATCGCTTTGATTAAAGCAGGGGCATTACCTTTATATTGTTTAAATGTTTCTTCTAAATAAATTTTTTGAAAATTCTTTCTTGCATAAATAATATCTTTACCAATCGCATCTGTTTTTTTAATTCCTAATCTTGTATTGTCAGCAGGTATAAAAATATTTCCTGCAGTAAATTCTTCTTTAGGCCCAAGATTTAGATAATCTCCAACCATATTATTAACAAATTGACCTGCCTTAGCTAAACCCTCATCTCCTTTTGCAGCTCCCTTAATAATGTTTCCTGCATAACCAGAGTTCATATATCCCTGGAAAGTAGTGGTTTCTATATCGTTCTTGCCACTAGACCAATTTGTATAAACAGATTTTGCATAAGGAATTGTTGATTGTTCAAAATCATAAGCAAAGTAATTGTATAATTGAGGATTTTTTTCTCTTAATGCTTCTAATAATCCATCTTTAATATCCTGAGATGCTTTGTTAAAACCAGAAATATCAGCTCTATTTGCTGTGTAAGCATCAAATAATTTAGTTTCAAATAAACCTTTGATTTGTAATTTAGCTGCAGTTTGTGCAGATTTATAATAAGCCTGGCTATAAGGATCTGTAGCTTGTGATGGCATATCAGCAAAACTAACATTTGTATTTCCAAGCTCATCTGTTTCTACTTTATAAGCCTTAAATTTTTCTCCTTCTTCAGCTCCTTTAATAGCTTGTTTTTCTCCAAACTCTTTAAAACCTTGAGCAGAAATCTGATCTAGTTTTTGAGATAAGGTTAACAATCCTCGTCTTTGTTCAGCGAGCTGCGTTTGCTCAATCTGAGGCAAGGATCTTAATCTAACACCTAAAGGTTTATATTCTATTTTTCTTGTTGCCATATTAAGTTGTCATTAATGGTCGCCCAGTAAATGGATTTGTTCCACCTAGTTTTGCATAACTATAAACACCTTGACCAAGTGTTGCTAAAGCATTTGCATAGCCAAGTGTCTTAGCTGTTTTACCTGCAGATCTATCAATAGCTGCTTGATACTCTCCCATATTTTTTGAAATACGAGCATTAACTTGAGCAATATTATATTCTTCAATTCCTTTAGATGCCATTTTAGTTCCAACACCTAATCTACTTCCACCAAAAATATCAACATTACCTTTAGCACCAAAGGCATTATTGTAGGCCATCTGTTCAATCGTACTATTTAAAACTTTAACTCCATCTTCTTTAGCCTGGACAGCAGCTATCCTTCCTTTAAGGATTTCCATATTTGCTTTAGCTTTGTATTGAGCTTCTGTTGCTTGAGCTGCTCTGTATTGCATTACTGCTGAAGTTACTGCTGCTGCTGCTGCTACGTATTGTACCATTTATCCTCCTATATGCTTACCTTGTATTCTAATCCCAATAAGGTAAAGAATAAAGGTTTTGTTTGTGTTATCCTTATTGTGCTATCTTCAGTAAATCCACTTAAAGGTTGCACAGTTTTAATACCAGTAAAAAACTCAATTCCTGATCCTAAACTCAAAGCCTCTAAGTTTCTAAATGCCACTTCTTCAGTATCTACTTTGATGCTTTGTGTATTGTTTAATATCAGATTTACTTCAGTAATTCTCTTTAAAAATCCTTGTACGTTTCCATTTGGTAATCTGGTTTCTACAGGTAAAGTTTCAATTACTGGAGTATAAGGGATCCCTACTTCTACATAAGTTGAAGGAATTGTATCTATTGTAATTGATCCAGAGCTTACTGTTTTTCTATCTAGGGCCAGATCATCTCTAACCACATCTACAGTTTCTCCTTCTAACCAAGTTAATCCACTTACTGTTGTGGATCCAGGTAACGTTACATCATAGAATTGTATCCCTGCATCTGTCGTATAATCGTAATCAAATTTTTCTAAATAATAAACACTTGATCCATTAATAGTTCTATTAACTACTGTATAAATTTCATCAAAATCTGAGCATACACTTTTAAACAATCCATCTGTTGTCCATAAAGAAGGAGATACTACTTGTTGGTATCTAATAAATGGATACACAGCCATAGTTCCATCTGTATTAACTAAAACTATAGTATGCGGCCTACTTGTGCTTGTAGGGTTAACGTGGCTTATTTCTATTGGATCATCTAATAAATGAGATGATAATAATGAAAAGTTTTGAGATCTATAGTTAACATCTGTATCTTGGAATATATATTCAATTAATTGATTACCCTGTCTTTGAATAAAATAAGTTGCGTTTTCAGTTGATATTGGTTTTACTGGTTTAGATCCAGTTCTTGTTGTAACTTTAAAAATTATATTTGTTGGTTCAATAGGATCCAAACTTCCTTGAGGAACGAAAAATTCTCCACCAGAAGTAAATACTAATAAATCTCTATTTGATACAATAGAGTTAATTGCATTAACCTCATCTGTATCCAGGGTAGCTTCAACAGCTTCATCTGGTAATTGTTGACCAGGATTAAAATTAAAAAAATCTGCTACTACAGATCCCCATACTGTTGCAGGCCTAGATTTAGATCCTCCAAAAAATAATCTACCTTCGTGGAAAGTACAAGATCTTGGCCATCCTTTTGAAGCACTCCAAACATCTTCATAACCACTTTCAAATTCCCAATCATTGATTGATATATCATCTGTAGATGCTAAAGGTATTTCTACAAATCCTTGCAGCTCATCATCTGAAACTTTTTTTACAATTCTTACTCTGCCATAAGGTTCAATGTTTATGTATTGATCTACATAAAAACTTTCTGGTTGTGAAAAAATACCATTTGTTGGTTTGTTGGTTAATGTAATTGTATCTTCAATTCCACTAGGAGTTAAATCTGTGTGAGATGCAAAAGAAGTTCCAGGAGTTGTACTAATTGTAAAAGCATATTTGGGAATATACTCCAAAGTTAAATTAGATACTGTCCAGGAGCTATGAGAAGCTCCTCTAGTAATTGTAACTGGGTTCATATCTTCTTGGCAAATAATCATAGTATCTGCTGATTGAGAAAAATATAATTCTGATAAATTACTTGAGCTTATCCCAGTTGTAGAAAGATCTAAATAATCATTACCTGATCCATTAATATTAGTTACAAGTACACCAAGTTTGTAAATGTATAATCTATTTGAAACAAATAAAAATACATACTGTTGCTCAGTAGAAAATTCAAAAGATTGTAATCGTACTCCATTTTGTGGATTTGCTGCAGCAGGTATTGTGTCTATGTATTGTAAGCCTGGCCTTCTTTGAACAGCTCCTTGAGGTAAGCAAATTACATTTGTAAGTTCTTTAGCAGCAGCTCTGTATTGATCTAAATCTATTCTGGCCCTTAATAAAGGATCAAACTCCCCTGCTGTGAAGTTTGTTTGTATTCGTACAATATTCTCATTATCAGCCATTATCTTATATTTGTTAAAACATAATCCTCAATGACATTTGGCGGCTGTCCTTGAGCATCTATTTGGGTTGCGTTTCTAAAATATCCGCCTCTGCCTTGGTCAGCTACAGTACCTAATGCGTGAGTTTTCCAATAATCAGCTTTTGTTGTTTGATCTGTGATAGGTTCTGCAAGATGCCAAGCTAATTGATAAACTAATAATGTTACGAAATATGTTGGCATATTAGCCTCTAATACATCATAAACATAATCAATATAAACTGTTAATGAATTTGTAACTAATTTATCTCCATAAATTTCAAAGTCTAATTGTTTTGGAGCATTTGAGTTTCCAGAAAAAAATACTGCAACAGGCAAACTAGAAACAGCATCTGTTGGAAGTGTGTATTGATAATCCCATTCATTCACTGGTGTAGCTGTATCTCTTGCAAGCTGTACTTTCTTTAAAGCAAATTTCCAAGGATACATAGAAAGAGTATGCTTTTTAACAAAGTCATACATATTGTTTGCTATGCCAGAGGCTTTAGATCCATCTGTAAATGAAGTGATAGTATTTGCACCCAATAATGTTAATGCGTTATTTGCTATAGAAACTTTTGTATCTCCTGCTGCCATACTATCTTTTACCTTATTTAAAAAAAATGAGTAGGGGGAAATTAATCCCCCTAACTCATATGTTAGTTATTAGTCAGCATCAGCTACTGATAATGCAGTTCCATCCGATACGTCAACCACTGATCCTGTATTTGACAATACAGTTACCAATGAAGAAGTAGGAACAGAAGCATCCCAGATATGGATAAGATCGCCTGCTTTTAATACATCTGCTGCTCCATTGAAGTAGCCTTCTGTATTAATGTCAGCCAAAGTATCTGTACCTGGTGCAGTATAGCTCCACATTTGAGGAGCTTGACCTGCTTTACTTTGTCCACCTATTGCGTTTAGGTTTGCTTTTGTATAAGCCATATTATTCTCCTCTATTAGCTTTCATCACAAGTTACTTTTACGATACCTTCATCATCTATCGCTACAGCACCTGCTGAGAACATACTATTAACTAAGAAAGAAGTTTTCTCAGGAACATAGTTGATCTCTGTTTTGATCCCCATACCTTCAGCCATACCTAGAGCTTGTTTATGGAAAGCATACACAGTTCTGTCGTTAGTTGATAATGGTAATCCACCTTCAGATCTATCTCCTAATACTATGATATTAAATCCTAGCATAGCAGTGATTTGACCATTTAATAAAGCCTTCACTGCAAAGTCGTTAGAGATAGCTCTTTCGTCTGCTAGTAATCCTGCAACGTTATTTGCGTGAATTACCATATATCTGTCCTCACTTGGAACGTTATTTTTATCTAACAGTTTTTTAGCTGCGATAATTTTTCCAACGTTCAAGTTAGAAGCAGTAGCAGATCCAGATGTTACCACTGTTTTTGCAACAGTTAATGAAGTTGATGAAGCATCAAGAGCATCAATAATTAATTGATCTTGCCTTCTTGCGATAGCTTTTGAAACTACCTCAACAAGCTCTCGTCTTTCATCAAAGTTAACTTTTGCTTGGTGGAATATATCGCTGTATTCAGCAGCATTATAGTCCGACATAGTCGCAGTTACTTGCGAATATGTTACATTAAGCGGAGTTACATCTGTTTGAGGAATTCTAGCTGTTGCTACACCTTTTCCAATTTTTGGAAATTTAACAGTGTTGGAGCCTTGGCCAGAACGAAGTCTAACAGAATTTCTTAGAGCCGCAGCTCCTTGATATGCCTGTTTAACTTCTGCATCAAACAAAGTAACAAACGCATTACTTATATTTATTGCCATATGTTTTCTCCTATTAACATAATTGTTGTTATTTACACTTTTGCGTAGTTGTCTTTTGAAAAAGGCTACAGCTATTTAAAACTGAAGGCCAAAAAAAATTTCGGTTATCTTCTGATTTGCTTATATTAAACTTCTAGGGTTGCATCAAGTATTTTGTGCAACCCCAGAGTTTCACGAGGCTAAAAATGAAAACTAAGCTATTAAGGTTTATATTCGCCTGGGAAGGCTTTTTCAAACAATTTCTCTACTTTTAAACGAAAAGCAGTATCTGTAACATATCTAGGATCTCCAACCATAGCTTTGATTTCATCCTTAGAATAACCTAAATCATCTGTTACATTTACAGGAGCTATAGGCTGTTCTCCATAATAAGATCTAAGTTTTTCAATAACTTTAATCCCTAAAGCTGTACCTGCCATATTATCAAATTCAGCTAATTCTTGATCTGATAATACTCCTCTGCTTTTTAAAGTATCTCCAAATTTCATAACAGAGCTTATTCTTTCCTCAGCTTTATTACCAAGTAATTTTCTTTGCTCGGCTATATCAGCTTGAGATCTTTGTACAAAATCTGCATTTGTTTCCATAAAGTTTCTAGCAAGATCTTCATAGGCATCCTGGGTAACTCCCCATTTTTTTGCCCAATCAGTATATTGTTTTACCAATGGATCATTTTTAATATCAATGTTTTCATTTTGTAAAAATTCAACATTGTATTCTTTTGGAGCTTTATGACCACCTTGGCTAAATTTTTTTTGAAGTTCGTTGTAAGATTTTACTAGAGCTTCAAGATCTGGGCCTTCTTTTTCATCCCAGAATTTTTCTGGAAAATACTCTGGTCTTTCGTATTCTTCTGTTTCTTCTTTTTGTTCTTCTCCAAGTTTATCTTCTTCTGGTTTATCAGAAGCTAAATGAGAAATTGGATCCTGATCTTCTGGAGCAACTTCTTCCTTTGGAGCAGATTGTCTTGCTTCTTGTATCAAACTGCTAGGTTTTGTTTCTTCTACTGTTTGATTTGTTTGTTCTTGTGTTTGTGCTTCTTCAGCCATTTTTTCCTCCTATTTAGTTTTGTTTAGCACGACCTATCCTTAAAAGGATTTCTCTTACTATTGTATTTTGTCCTTCTCTAACGTAACCAAAATGTTCGTTAGCTCCTGGGTACCAAGAAGGAGCATCTATTGTTCTTGATTTTAATTCTTCTAAAACAATTTTACCTTCTGGTGTACTAAACACTTTTGCAAATAAAGTATCTTTTTTCTTTTGGTCGTCTGTAGCTTCCATTGTTTCAACGAAATCTAAGCCTTCCCAACCTAAATCATCATAAGTATCCATATTATCCTAATTGTGCTTGTGTATTAATTTCTTCTTCTTGAGTTTGTGGAGCTTCTTGTTGTTGCATTTGTGCTGCTTGTTGTTGAG